CAGCTTGGTTGGTGGCAGCAGGAGTCCATACAGTATTGTTTTCTTGGTCACACCATTGAACCTTACGGGGATTGCCACCTGCACCTAATGCAAACAAGAATCGTTCTTGAGTAACAATAAGACCCGTACAGCTAGTTGGTGCGTTAGTAATTGCAACAGCATCGTTAGCAACATTTAGTTGCCATTCAAGCAATTTCCCATCTTTTGTTGAGCAAGCGACTAAATACTCCCCAAAAGTATCTAAAGACCATGTTGTGGCAGGAGTGTAAGAACCTAAGTCAGGTCTTGCAACACCATAAGAATAACTGCCATAAGTGCTATAACCATAACCAATTTTCAGAACCGCATCTGCATCGCCAACAGTAAAAGAAGTGGGGGTGATATCGGTTAAAGTTCCCGCTTCATTCATCGCATAAAGCTTTGAATGTGTACCAATTGCAATACGTCTATTATTGGAATTATCACGCCAATTAATCAAGCCACGGGCCATTCCTGTTAATTGAGATGTAGCACGTTTTCTCCATCCACCTACTGGACGGATAGTGCTTTCGTACCAACGTACCAAATTTGAGTCGTTCCAACGGCCTTTAGACTGATATTCAGTCCCGTTTTTGTATACGCCTGGAGGAATTTGTAGTGGAATGTAAGCCATATCTGCATTCTATAGCGTAGGTAGGTTAGACACAAAGCTTATTGTAGCAATTACAGATGGAATTGATGGTCTAGTTGGTGTTGAACTCGCAACGTAATGTTCAATATATGCCCCAACGTCACTTGTTCTCCAAACAATTTCAACATAATCATTTGCATTTAAATCAACAAAGAAATTTAAAGCACAAATAGTATGAAATGGATCTCCTGCGGATTTTCTTTGAGCTAACCCATATCTACTGTTAGATTTGTCTATGTTTGTGCCATTTTTTCTAAACCAAATGTCTATATCTTGAGAATTATTGGTTGTATTTACTAATTGCATAGAAAACTGAATGTTATAAATTCCTGAGTCTGTAACATTAAGTCTTGAGCTGTTTGATAAAGTGACCCCATTTGCGAAATCAGTTGTATCAAAAGTTATAGGGTAAGCAGTCGTTGTGTTGGCAGCAATCTGATCTGTTCCATCTTGAAAAGCCCCGTAAGGATTATTTAAATACTTACCACCCCTTGGTCCAATAACAGACTGTATTGAATTTACTATCTTTGTAAAAAACAACCTCAAAAGTCCATTGTTTTGATTTTGTAGACTTTGAGAATAGACAATTCCTGATGTACCCAAAGAAGGTATAGCAGGAATATCTAATTGTTGTTTTACATTAGCCATTACTTTTTAATCAAAGTCTGCCAAACAGCACCAGCCGCCATGATTAAACCCGACACCCACAGAATAGGCTTGGCAGCAGAAGCAATCCACCCCAAGACTTTAAAAGCACCCTGCAAGGCATCAAAAGCCTCCACAAGCCCTTTTGTATTCTTGTCTATGCTATCTACCTTACTTTCGACTTCAACCAGCCTGTCGTAGATTTGCTTATGGGTGACTTCGTTTTCCATGATTAGGCATTTCGAGTAGTTTCAGCCATAGGCGTAATTGCCTCTTGAGCAGTGCAGTTAGTAATAATTTTTGCTCTCTCAGCCTCTAACAACATCACATCTTTTTGCTCAAGGAGAATTGTTTCCTTTGGCACAAGGCCAAGATATTTCAAAGTTTCCAAAGTCTGTGGATTGCTCATAGCATTAAGCAATTTGGCTGGACTTGGCCTTCCCATTGCAATAATCTCTGACTGAATTTCACGACCAATAGTTACTGTAAATTCATAATTAGCATTAGCCTCAAACATTTCATCATCAGAATATGGTGTTCCATCTTCATGTTTAAGTCTAGTTGGCTCTACTTCTACATACAGCTCTGCTAAGTATTTTTCCAATACCTTTATTTCAGCTCTATTAAGTTCATAGGCGTGTTTGCTGTCGTCAATGTGAGATTCAATTTCTAGTATTTCAGCTTGAAGATTAAGAAGAATGTGAGGCAAAGCTGGCACACTTTTAAGGTGTTTTAACTCCTCAAGTTTTGCTTGATATTTGAGTTCTCCACATTCTTCCAATACTGCGGCACGTTTACGACCAACTAAAAACCCCTTGATAGTTTTAATTTTTTCCCAAGGTGTACTACCAATGACTTGATAGCGATAGTTGAACTCTGAATTTAAATTAGATGCCATTGTTTAACCTCTAGGATAATCTGGAAATGGTGTCCAATTGTTTGTGGCTTCATCCCATAAGTAGGGGTAACCATCCGTGGGTACAGCCACTGGCGCAACATAGGATGCTGTTTCTTCATTCCATACCCACGATGCTGGATGCGTTGCATTAAGTGCATTTTGTCTTGCTTGTGCAACTTCTTCTGCTGTTGGAGTAGGTTTGATTTCAAAATTTGACATGGTGTATTCCTTTTGTATTAACTACCAAAACTTGTTGCTGCAAGATAATAACGAGCAGAACCTACACCAGTAGTATCAGAAGCTACTGTACCTGTATTAGAGATCAGGTTGGTCATTGACCTGTTTCCACCACCATTTTCACCATATCCAAAAATAGCTTTATCACTTCCAATACTTGCTGCCCCTAGTCCTTGTCTTACAGTTGCTGAGTTTGAACTATCAGAGGACACTACACCCGTATTTGAAACTAAGTTGGTTACATTTACAAAAGTGCTAGGACTATAACCAAAACCAAAAATAGCTTGCCCAGAACTACCATAACCTGCTGCGGCAGAACCAAAACGACCAGAGCCTACACCAGTAGTATCAGAGGCCACTACGCCAGTATTTGACACCAAGTTTGTCATGGATACAAAGCTAGTATCATATCCATAACCAAAGATAGCTTTGTCCGTACCATAAGTAGTTGCAGAGGGTTTTGAACGAGGAGAACCCACACCAGTTGTGTCACTTGCTACTACACCCGTATTGGATACTTTGTTACTTATTGATACCTGTCCACTGTTAGCGTCACCATATCCAAAAATGGCTTTATCAGTTCCATATCCTGCGGCTGCAAGACCACTACGAACAGTTCCAACGCCAGTAACATCATTTCCAACAACACCCATATTTGACACTAGGTTGGTCATTGATACATTTCCAGCATTGTTACCATAACCAAAAAGTGCTTTATCTGTACCATAGCGTGCAGCTGCTGGTGTTTGTCGTGCAGTACCTACTCCCGTAGTATCTATAGCTACTACACCTGTGTTTGATACTAAGTTGGTTATTGATACATTACCAGTTGTAACACCATAACCAAAAATGGCTCTATTCCCTGATGTGAAACTTGTATCTAAAGCACCACTCAGTATGTTAAGCATAATTCCACTCATGCTAAGTTCCCAGTTACGACAGCCCGTGTAGCAGTAATAAAGAGAATAGTAACTACGCCTCTTGTAGTTATGCTAAAGCTACTAATGTCAGTATCCGTTCCACCTTTATAAAAGTCTGTGATAGCAGAACAAGTGCAAGAAATAGATGCTGATGTATTGTTAAAGATACTGATGACATCACCACTAGCAAACACACTTGCAGGGACAACAACTGTTCCTGATGTACCTAGTTCAATAAACTTACCAACATCACCAGCAACAAGGGTATAACTTGATGTCTTGATTCCAGACAAAGGCACATTTTGATAGCCAACTTTGTTTGTGCCATCTACTGTGCAAGATGAAAGTGTTCCACTTGATGGCGTGCCAAGAACGGGAGTTGTTAATGTTGGGCTTGTTAAAGTCTTATTGGTTAACGTCTGGGTGTCAGTCGTTCCGACAATTGCACCGCTTGGCGCTGTGACAGCTGTGAATGCACTTGTGCCATTACCTTTCAAGATACCAGTCAATGTGGCAGCGCCTGATCCACCCTTGGCCACCTTCAGCACTGGGCCAGCATCAAACAATGCGTCAATAGAGTCTAGATCGGTATTTATCTTCGTTCCCCAGCTGTCGGTGGATGCGCCAACTTCTGGCTTTGTTAAGCCTAGGTTTGTGGTGGTTGTATCTGCCATGTTTTACCCCTAATAGTCTGAACTTTATACAGAAACTTTAGTCCATGTTTCGGACACATCTGCTTCTGTTTCCCATTTCTTCCTAGCATTAATTACAACGCTAGAAGTATCAATCATTATTGCCTCAAAATTCACAATGCGGTTATATTGGATATCTAAAATACTTGTCGCAACAATATCAACATTGCCAACCGCATCCAACCCCCCTGCAACAGTCATTACAGATGTATCAACAATTACAACATCTGCATTCGCAATCTTTACTGCACCTACAGATACTGTGCTAGTTGAGCTTATCTCGAACTGAGCATCTTTTATCTTGTCACCAGCAACAACTACAGTAGAGGCAGAGACTATAGCAAGCGCACCTAAGTACGCTCCAAAGGAGTAAGCACCCCCACCATAATCACCACGCCCATAAGCAGCCATATTAGCTCAATGTAATAGTCAGGCTAGAAGCAGGAATGCGGAAAATATCACCATCATTGATTGCTTTAGAAGTTGTCAATGGCGCCCAAGCAAGCAAAGTCCCACTAGTTGAGGCATCAAAAATACCTGCCCAACCAATTGTTCCCCAATTTCCACCAGAGGCAGCGGCAAACTCAATTGCAGCCGCATTTGTAAATGTTGTTGCAGTACCGCTTCCAGAGATGGTTCCCGCAGATACACGTGCATAACCACTACCAGATACTTCTGTACCACCACCAGTATCACTAGGAGCAGCAGTAAATAATCCCACATACCAAGCGGTAGGACGAGTAGCAGAACCTGTTGTAAACAAGTAGGTTAGTGCAAGATTTTCTGTGTAGTCTGTAAATGATGACATTTTTTATCCCAAAGTACGGGCACGAACAAGTGGAGTTGAAGAAACAGAAGCCCTTTCATCTGCTACTTCAATGTCGCCCAAGGAGTTGACATACATCTGACTCCATACTGGTAGACGTTCATCGTCTTTCAAATATGGTGTAGCCTCTATTAGCGCACCATATAGGTACAAGTCTGGGGCATAAGCTAAAAGCCAGTTGCTTGTGTTTGAATCACTCAACGCAGGAATCTTAGCATAATATGTAAGTTCTGCGCTATATGTTGTATCTGGAGTAGGAATAAATTCTAACTGAGAACCAGTAATTGTGTAATAGGCTGGCGTTCCAACAGTAGTATATCTAGTAGCTTTTAATTCATCCCCTTGAGCTTCAGTTACAAACTTAAGCCTTGTTATAGGATTTGTGTTTAACTG